ATGATATTTAAAAGTTACGAAGAAGTGGTTTCTGAATACCACTTGGATCAGATTGTTAATAATATAAAAAATGGGATTATTAACGTTTCAGGCCGTGACGATATTAAATCTTTAGTCAACGATAGGAACTGTAAGGTTGACATTATATCAAAAATAACATCTTTGAATAAAAGTAAAGATAGCATGTTAATTGAAGCGGCTTGCGTTATCCATAGTGAAATTACTGTACCAAAAAATATAAATAAAATTATTTTAGTAATCGATGTTGCATTATCAAATTTAAGTACAAATTATGTTGAGGTTTATGAATATGAAAGTAATAAAACAAAATACGAAACAATTATCCTTTCCAGAAATAAGTTTTTCTAAGTTAGTTGTACAAACCATAAATTTTTATACTAGAGTATTTCGTGTGTTGTTTGGTGGAGAGTTAAGGCATCGTTACTCAAGAAAGCAAAACGTACGGACATCCGAAGAGCTAAGCGAGCATATGAAAAGAGATCTTGGTTTGTGATACTAAAGACTTAAGTCATAAATAAAACAACAGCTCAATAAGCCGAACCTGGGCCATGAGGTTCGGTTTTTACACCTCAAATTTCCATGAAAAAAGTAAATTCTTACACTGACGTATACAAGAGATAGTTGATAAGGTTTGGTTTGGTATAGCCATTCCAAACATTTCTTCAACCTGAGGTACCATTGCTGGGTTGAAGCAGTGACAATCAGCAGATAAAAGCAGTATGGGAAGGAATTGCAAAAAAGTTTAATGGGCTTGGATTATCAGGTATTTCAATGGCTTGCACTGGATTAGCCTTAGTGATTTCAAGTCCACATGAACCACTATTGCAGTGCGCATTATATCTGCTTATGTTGAATGCGATTGCATATGCTAGTCCTATAAAATGTCTCTCTTTTGAGGGACTATTCAATGAAGTATCACGAAATGACTAAAAACTATATTTTTCGTGAATTTGAATGTGGTTTATCCGTCGAACAAGCTGCTGAACTTTGTTTGAAAACTGTGAGAACGGTCAAAGAATGGGATAAGGGGAAAACCATTCCTCCTGAGTGTAAACGGCTGATGAGAATGACAAAGGGAAGGGAGCTAAGCCCGTCTGAACAATGGGAGCATTTCAAAATGCATTACGATAGATTGGAGCTTCCGACAGGGCAACTTGTTACCGCTCAACAGGTTTTGACCGGAATTGCTTTGTTGGAGATAGGAGCGTTGACTGATTTGGAAGCAGCAGGGCAAGTATTAAAATACGCTAGAGCATTAAAGAAAATGATGTAAAAAAGGCTCCGCAAGGAGCCTTACATGTTATTTGTCTAACTCGGCTTTGATTTTTTGGACATAGTCGCCGAGATTATTCAAATGCGCATCCAACTTTGAACCTGTTCTTTGTGTACTTGCGCTAACATCTGCTTTAATTAGCTCTAGAGCGACAGTTACTGCAGCTTGATGCTTGCTTGTATCATCTAGTGTTTGATACACATTTGACCATTTACCTCGATCTAAATGTGGGCCTGTACCAAGAATATCTTTAATTAGAGTATTACCAGACATAAATGCAACCTTTTGTTATGTGCCTAGTTTTTTATGTTGGAACTACTTCATCCAATATCAAGTACACCCAACGCAATATATTTAAAACTATGCTTTAAGTCACACATTCGATGCAGAAACAACATAAAGGAAGTCTAACGACAGCGATATAGTTATACGTCGCCTATCTTGGTAATTTGCAACTTGAATATATCTACAAGAGCTCTTGAATCACCTTTAAAACCATCAATATTCGCTTGTATCCACTCTTCTGTGGATAGAAATTTCCATGTGATTTGATAATCATTATACAAAGCTAGATGTTCAAAGAGTATTCGCTGTGCACGACCATTTCCTTCCCTGAATGGGTGAACTGAATTAATATCGGCATATAAATCCGCCATTGCGATTACAAACTCATCTTCGTCCATGCCTTGGAAAAAGTTATTATCAGCTAGGCGATTAAAGTACTTATTAGCCTCAGGTACTATTCGATTTGGAACGCAGAATACTGTCTCTCCTTTTGATATCTTAGAATCGCGGATTTCTCCTGCCCAGTCATACACACGACCAAAAAGTGTTTTATGCAATGACTGTAGATACGCTAAGTCGTAGGGAGGGTCTTCAAATTCGATTTCGCATAATGCTGTTCGTGCAAACTCTTGTTCTGCCTCTTGTAACTCGGCATTATCTTTAATGCCGAGCTTGTTAATCAGTATATCTGTATCTGGATAACAAAGAGGATCTTGATCGCAGCCATACTTGTCCAAAAACTTATCTCACCTTAGAGTACTTGGCATAAAGATCGTTAACTTTTTTTACCGATTGTGAACGATACTTGATACCTTCAAGACTTGAACTATTAATAAAAGCTTGATGTTTCATGGAATTATAAAGTTTTTTCTTTTGTGCCTTCCTTTTAGAAATATCTAAATTTGATGGGCAATCGCCTTTTGCTTTCGGCATATCTTTACATTCGTACATACGAGGGCTCCGTTCACTTAACGTATGGAATATAACACGATTATAGAGCACGACGAAGTTTAAGTCGAAGTTAGCTACGAACTTTAAGATACGATTTACACTTCTCTACAAGGGTCTAGTCTAAATTTGCAACTAACGCTGGATATTGGTGGAATTTACCCCCGTAATACAGATTCGGGGGTTTGACCTCCCGCCGCACGTCGCGCAATCGTCCTAGCCCGTCCTCACTTGCTCCGCGCGTCCGTCGGAGAGAACCCAGAAAAGAAGAATAAGCATTGCTCGACACTCGCAAAGCTTTGGCGTTGTGAGTATGCAGCGTTCCAGTAGGTTAACGCGCCTTTGGTGTGGATAGTCTCTGCAAGGCTGGTCTAGCAGGAAGGAGGGCGGCAGCATCCAAGTGGCTTTGGGCTGCTAACCGCGCCGATTAAGTGATGAGGCTAGGTTTTGCTAAGGTGGGCGGCTTGGTGCCTCGTCGTCGCTCCGCAACTCCTTATCCCTGCGGGGCTGGCACCGTGCCTTTAATTGAAGTAGTCGACCAGTTTGCCTAGTAGGTATCTGGCAAGGTCATACACGAGCACCACAATGACTGCATTCACTATCGAGAGATGATCAAACAGCTCGATGATTTCAACCAGCTGTCCATGCGTTACGTATTCATTCATTAGGTTTCGTCTCCACTAAACAAACCGCCAACAGGTTTGAGTTCAATATCTTGCTCTTGCCGTTGCGCATATTGCTCATACGGCGAACACGTGACATAGAAGTTGGATGCGCCACGAGACAGCTGGACGAGGCAATCGTCCAGATATTCCATCTTGACGCCCAACTTGTTTAGGAATCCGTCATCGAGGTAAGTCACACCGCGCGGTGTGACAACCTCAAAATGCACGTTGACGTGTATCGAGGTGGCTTTGTGCCAACGTTCCACCGCAGAGACATAGATACTCTCTGAGTTCGCCAGTGGGAACCAAGCCGGAACGGTGCCTACGTCATGATAAGACTCATTCCCGCAACCAGAACCCGTACAGCCAGAACCACTAGAACCCATGACAGAACCAGGCGAACCACTTTGACCAGGACGTGCTTGACCTTGCGAAGTCGAAACGCCACTTTGCTGCGAAGTTTGATGAAGCTGCGTTCCTTCCGCAGTTGTCGTCTCAGAATCAGAAACCATACCAATAAGCGCATAAACTAAGTACCCAAATGAAAGCACGACCAGTGCCATAGCTGCTAAGAATTTCGGGTTAAGAAAGATGTTCTTTCCAAGCCCCGACTTGGTAATTTGCCCCGTGACAGTCGAGGCGTAGAGTAGGTGGACATCAAGCGGCACCTTGAGGTTATAAACCACATCGTCTTTGCTTGGTTTGGTGACCGTTCGAGTTGGGTCATGCTCCAAGATGCGCGGTTTACGGTTGGAAAAGAAGATCCCATCTTTCCCCTTATGTTGCTTGGCCAACTCCGCGACACCTTTTAACTCTTTCGGGATTTGAGCAAAGTCAGGCGTGAGCAACACAATGTCCCAGTTGTAGTGCCGGTGCTCCATAAAGGCGTTGTTAAAGTTCTCCGGATAGATGATGCGCCCTTGCTCATCAAAACGTGTGCGTTGGCAATCGTCTATCTCGCCATTGTCCAAACTGGATGTATCAATCGTTAGCCAACGAGAGTGAAACAGCTCAGAGAATCCTTCCGGTAAGTGAGGCTCAAAGTCAGTGAAAGGGCGCTTGTGTATGTTCGCCATTTTGAAACCTGCATTGACCGAGAAGATTTGCTGACACTCATCAATGAGGATGAACGCCCCAATAGGCGCCCAACAGAAAAAGTATTTCCAAAGCTCGAAGCCTTCAGGATTGCGAGAGCTAATGCGAATGAGCCGAGCCGTATCAGGAAACTTTTCACCAAGGCGTTGTTCAATCACTTCAAGTGGCTGCATGCCATGAATGTTCGTAATGCAAATTCGACCTTCACGCAGTGCAGGCAGTAAGTCAAACCACACGGCGCAAGCCGATTTGTAAGAGCCACCGTGACCGTATCGAAATGAAGTAGCCATTCAATCACCAGTTAAAGAAACGCATAACTAAAGACGTAGCGAACGCATCAAAGATGACACGTAGCCCAGAGGTGACGCCGTATTCGGTCAAGATATAACGGACGTCAGAGGGAAGCGCATTAAAGCGGTCTTCGACAAGCGTATAGACGCCATATTCTTCGAGCAGCAGCTGCGCAATCTTGAGCGCGATTTGTATCGAGGCAATCTTGATATCGAGCCATACTGAGATAAGCCACATCGCGCCGTATTCAAACGCGTTCTTTATCCATTCAATTGCCACATCAAAGAAGTCGAGAAAGGTTTGCCCAATGTTGGCAATAAACTCTAATGCTGAGTAGATGTATTCCATGTTATTTACTCCGATTACCAAACAGAACCCAAAGGGCGATTAAGGCACAAATGAACAGCACGACAGGACGCACGTAACCCGATACCGCATCAAAACGTTGTAGTCCTGATTCAACGGTTGCGCCTTTGATATTGAAAGACTTGTCGCTCAATGTGCCGTTATTGAAGTTGGTGCCGATAGTGATTAAGCCTTTGATGTCATCCACATAGCCTTGAATGGATTCGGCTTTTTCATCTATCGTGGTTTGCAGGTTGGCAAAGTCTTCTGCCGTGAAGATTTCGCCAGTGATAGCGGTGCCCGTAGGTGTGCCAAACTCTGAGCCAGTCAATAGACCCTCAATCGCATTTAAGCTGCTATCGAGTTCGCCCATGGAATCACCAAGCCCTTTTAAATCGTCACGAATACCAATAGTGGCGTTGGTATTGTTGTTCACCGCCGTAGTGATATCGCCGTTGGCCTGTTGGATGAGTGCCTTGGTGTTGTTATAAATCTTGTTGTCATTGATTTGCTGCTCTTGAATGGCTTGGGTGTTATCGACCAAAGAGCCTTTCACATCAATAACCGCGTTGGTGATGTCAGCGTGTGACTGATTGATATCGACGTTAAGATCATGAATGCCTTTGTTCACATCCATGTTAAGCCCTTTAATGGCAGAAAGGACTGCCGTGTCTGTCGATTCATCCGTGTCAGGGTCTTCTACATCCGGTTTATCATCAACGACACCGGGATTAACCGTGTTGGTTGAATCATCGGGTAGGACACTTGGGTCTTCAATCTCGCCTGTTGGGTCATCAGGGTCATGAGTTGGGTCTTCCGGTTCATCGGGTGGAATGATGGGTTCATCTGGCCCATTCACGCCCCAGAAAAGTGTGCCACCTTCACACTGACGTCCAGTGTAAGCAAAGCGCAGAGAGCATTGAGAGTCGGGCGTGTACTGTCCATCAGGAACGCCAGTACAAATAATGGTGGATTCGTTTTTGGTCATTTCGCATCGAGTGGCACCGTAGTCACCGTAACACGCGCCCGTCACCAGTTCGCCGTAGACCGCAGGGTGCCAATGCAATTTCACCGTATCGCCAATGGACTGTTTGAACTGGCAAGCGTCCATACAGGTGCCATCGGGATTCGTCCCATAGTCACATTTAGGCTCGCAGGCTATCGTTGAGCTATTAAATCGCTCGCCAGATGGACATCTCGCTTTCTCATATATAACGTAGGTCTCGTAGTAGCCTTTATTGTTATAACAATTTGAAGCATATCGGTTGTAACCTAAATCAGTATCGTAAAGCACAACAGAGCAATCACGCACACCACCGTAAAGGTTTTCACCGTAATTCTCATACAAGCATGCATGGACAGAAGAGGGATTATTCCAAGCTCTTTTCTCATAGCATCCCATCATTCCCGAACTTGCATACATTTCTAAAGCACTAGAGTGACAGGCAAAAAATAAGAGAGAGAAAAAAATAAGGTAACGAAAAGTGAGACTAATATTCATCGCAACAAACCAATAAAAAAGGGAGCCGAAGCCCCCTTTATCTATTGATTAGTGAGTATTGATGCCACTCACAAAGCCGTGGAGGAATGCCCCCGCAAAGGCAACACCTAGAACGATAGCGAGAACATCTCCAAGTAAATTACCCGATAAAGGAGGCATAGAGGTGAGCCGTTAGCGACGTAAGAAGCCAACAACCATGGTCACACCAAAGCCCAGTGCAGCCATACCAATCAGACCCGCCACAACCAGTGATACGTTAGCTTGACCACCGGATACCGCAGAGTTGATTGCGCCCGTGATATCGACTTCAGCGAACGCCGGAGAGACAGACGCGGCCATCAGTGCAGCGCCAGCTGCGGTCTTTTTGTTTACTACTGCGTGTTTTACGTTAGTTACAACAAGTTCTAGTTTTTTCATAAGATTTACCTTTTACTCATAAGGCGAACAACACGACCCACCCAGTGACCAACAACCATGTTGATCAAGAGCACGCCACTGACATACAGGAACAAGTCACCGTTGAATAGGACTGGTTCCTTATATTCTTGGTAGTCCACCGCCGAAATCAGCACGTATTCTTGGCAATCCGCAACAGGCGTTTTTGTTGCTTTCAAATTGCCATACTGGTTAACGACGGTGACGCATACAGACATTTTTTAGCCTTGAACGGGTTTCATTGAAGCTTCGAAGTGCTTCTTAATTTCTTGATCGACTGGAATAAGCTCAGTCACGATAGCGCCCGCCAATGGGTCTTCTGGATTAATCTCCAAGCGCAATTGGTATTCGCGGCGAGGAACGAGAGCACCAGTGCGCTCAAGAAGCAGGGCATATTCATGGTCAATCATCAAAGGTTGATCCCATTGGGGATTCACATCACCCGATTCACCGATAGTGCGGCGTTTGAATTTCTCTGAGTTGATTTCACGTAGAGGACGCGACACGTTCAGTTGAGCACTGTCACCACGTGCTGAGTTCCAAGTGATATCCATGCCAAGTACAAAAACGGATTTAGCCATTTGTTAAGTCTCCAATATGTGAGTCACCAACTTGCCGTAGGTATCGGGGAAGGTGAATTTCGTTCCATCACGGACAAGGGAACCGACGACGGTTTCAATGTCGCCCTCATGGAACTCGATAAGTGAATTAAGGATTTTCCCGTACTGACGACGCATCCAATGCGCAGAGGCCAACAGGTCTAACGCCGCGCGTTTGGTCGGGACAGGTTTGGTATTGAATTTCTTTGCAGTAGAAATTGACGCAGCAAAATCATTGAGCGCGGCATACGCGCCTGCTGGATTCAGCAACACATCAACATTCCATTTTTTCAGCTCGACTTCGGAGCGGTACCAGACAAGACCCGTGTTCGCGAGCTTCTGCTCAAGTGCCTTGTTGTAGATACGCCAGTAAATGCGCGAGGTACGAGAACCAATCGAGTATTGCTCTTTGGTGTAAATCGGTTTGCCGTCTTTGCCGATACTGGCAATGGTCATATCTTCATGAAGCACAGGGCCACGACCACGTTCTGCGGTGCGGAAACAGTCGTCACGCCACGCCTTGTAAGCGTATTCGCAATCAAAAATTCCGTCGTAATCGTCATAGGCCAAGTCAACACGCGCCAGAGTTTGCACACCAAGGACATTGGTCAGCCAGTCATGCAGCGACCACGCAGGACGACGGGCAAATACATGCTTGCATCCCGTTCCGTTGATTTGGAAATGCACCGTGTCATTGTTACCGCCGATACCAACGAAGCCGCAGAAGTCTTCACCATCTGGCGAAGTCAGTTTCATGGATTCGGTGTAGAACTGGAAACCCAAACCGCGAGGCGCAGACAGCGACAAACCAAGCACTTGGTTGGTGAAAATACGCAAGCAATCTTCCAAGTAATTGCGATAGCAGATATCAAAGGCTTTGTTGTACGCTTCAATGTCTTCAGACGTCTTAGCGACGGTCGGATTAAACACAGGTGGAGCAGGGAACTTAGGTGCACGACAGTGACGCTGTAACAGTCCAGATTTGGCAAAGCCTTTGTATTCCTCATGCTTGTGCAATCGACGAACCGCATCATGACAATGGCGTAAGTCTTTCACAGCAAACGTAAAACACAGGTAATCAATATGAACGCTTTGCTCATCGAACTTTTTGAGGATGTTAGTTGCGGTAGTCATCGAACACCCCCAAATTGATACGTTGTTCAACAGTCGTGTTGGTGATGGACACCAACTCATAAGAAGTGAACTGAGAGGAAGCCCAAGACTCAAGATGAGACATGGATTTAAGCAAATCCCATTCGTCGCAACCTTTGACCAACACAGACACCGTGTAGTCAGGTAGCAAGTCGTAATAGATGATTTGAGCTTGAGATTCCATTAAAACCAATCCAGTTTTGAAGTGAGTAACCAAATTTGGTTATTAGCGTAATCACCAAAATTGGTTAGCGCAAGACACCAAAAATGGTGATTGATAAGCTAAACTGACGGAAACGGAGGAAGCGGTATGTATCAGAACAAACTATTAGATGCCTACAAAAAGGCTCAAAGTTACGTACAAGACAAACAAATTGCAGCGGATATGAATGTACCGCCGCAGAGAATCAGTGATTTCCGCAAAGGAAAGCGTTATATGACTGATACACAAGCAATTTTTCTTGCAGAGCAATCAGGTTTAGACCCTGAGATTGCATTGTTGGGTTGTCACGCTGATCGCAATGATAATCCGCAGATAAAAGCAGTATGGGAAGGAATTGCAAAAAAGTTTAATGGGCTTGGATTGTCAGGAATCTCAATGGCTTGCACTGGATTGGCCTTAGTGATTTCAAGTCCACAGGAACCACTATTACAGTGCGCATTATATGTGTTATGTTAA